GCTTTCCTGCTGGCAGTACATTGAATTGTTTTATCAACACGCTGCGCCCGTAAACATAGAAACGCTATATCCCACTCATATCGAGGAGTAATATGTACGATATGAGTGTAATCCGCTTGGTATAGGTATGATTTACGAATACTCTGACAATTCAACGTGCAGTTGATCAATGCGGTTTTCCTCTTCCAGATTTCTTAACATACGTCTCTTGATAAAAGGCATCCCGCATATCTCGAGAGCATTGCCGAGCAATAGTCCCCATTCATCCCAGGCGCCGCATGGGTTATTCGCCGTCACTTCGTGACCGGGGTAGATAGCAGTGCTAGAAAAGCAAGTTCTCATCATGTGACATATGCCTAATTCCATACCATTGATAATGCTTTTACGTGGTTCGTTATTATCTATAACAATACATGACAGTTGATCCATATACTTTTTGATCGGGGGCACTCCATTAAACGTAAGGAACCAAGACTGATAGTGAAACCCAGCTTCGTTACTTGACACCGCACCAACGAAACTATTATTCTTGACAGCTTCCGAGTGGGCCGCGGCGAAGGCAGATAGATCACGATGACATAGTACACTGTCGTTAGACAGAGTAAGAAAACCTTTGTCCTTGAAAACGACGGATATATCAGTGATCGAACGCAGACCAATCAGATATTTCCCAGCGTCACCTGCTATATTCGATTTATCGCTCAAAAAATGTTCGTTGCCAACCTTGTTCTTCTGAATGACCTCTTCAAAACTGTGATAATCACCTGAAGCGCAGGAATAAACATATATCATTGTTCTATGGCCCAGGGAGCTCGCCATTCTCCGGAAACGTGCTACTGAGGCAGCCATATCCGCTAGGGAGGAGAAATGACATGCACATATCATAGTCGATCCGATAGACTGTACACTCTCACTTAACCAAAAACTACTTTTAATCGCCATTTTCATAGATGTTGTCGCTATGTAGTTCGCACTAGGCACTCCATCTTTGTAAACAGAAACTGCTTCTATATACTCTTGCGAGTTGTCATGAATCAGATTGATAGACCGTTCACAATCGAACACAGTTAAGTATAACAATGTGGCTGCGAGTCTACCAGTTATCGACGTAGATGATCCGTATGGGGTAATCCCTGCCTTTCCAAGAGGAGTATGCTCTTTAACTACGAAAACATGAGTACGTCTGTCGAAGTAACGAGTAGGGTGCTCAAGATATATAGCTATTACCTCTTTCCCTTTGTCTAGGTAGGTGTTTTCAACTTTCTCTATCAAACCGTTCGACGGATTGATAAAGACAAGTCTGTCTGCACTTCCGAAGCTGACACTCACGGGGCGTTTTATTTGCGTCTTGTCGTACCATGGTAGCGAATAACAGTTCCCATTAACATGCAATGACATTAACTGTCTGGCAGGGATGTTTTTCACAGGAGGCACAATGTTATCCGGTTTCTGAACAAGGGTATGTGGGCGATACGGGTGATTTGTATTGGGGTTTTCCCGCGACGGAGTAATTATAACTGGTGCTACCGGATATTTTTTCTCTTGAATATCCTTTACATCTCGGAGCAAGTAACTTTTCCGTTCTGGGTAGGTGAACTGCATATACATGAGAACGAATATTTTATTTTTCGTCACTCGACGTGACAAGCGCTGTAATAAGCTCTTTCTTTTTTAGACCGCTAGACTTAATTCCAAGAGTCTTCGCTATATCTCTAAGATCTTTCACAGTGAGGCTCTCGAAATAGTCCCTATCAGAATCATAATATTCCTCATCATCCGCAATGACTATCTCATCTGCCCTCTTTGAGAAGTCTTCTACGATAGATATCAAATTGAGGTTGCGCGGGGGTGTCTTTTCAGCTACATTGTAAAGAAAATGTTCCATTATCCTTACAATATCAAATTATTACTGTTTAACTGATTTATTTAAGAGCGTCACTAATGTCCATATGTTTGAAGACGGTTTTGTTGGTAAGGGATGCGTGATCTTTTGCTTTCATTTTGGACATGCATACAACCTTTTCCATCAACTCAGGCCACTCCTCTTCGAAACCGAGGATTTCTTTACCAGCGATGAGCATGTCGCCTTCGAGACCTGCTAGTTCGTCGACCAGTGGTTCGGTACCTTCCATATCGATCTTGACAAGAAGCTGCTCTTGAATGTCGCTAATAAGGTCAATTACTCTTGCCTTATCAAGGCCGTCGATTCCAGCTTCGCACAGGTTTACAAAGAAGACACCAAGCGCTTTCCGTTGGCTGTTAGCTTTATTGTTAGCACAGAACTGGTCATAATCGTCTTCTGCCTTCACATAAGCAACATTGAGATATGACTCGCGAAAGCCATCGACCGCATTGAGTAATGGTGGTCCAAATATGTCCTTGAACTGGTTCCAGAGTGCCTCGTAGAGTCTGGCGTATAACTTGGAGTAGAAGCCATTAGAGCTAGCGATATCAAACGCTGCCGTCGCGACTTTCCCTAAGTCATCGGCGACATCGTCAATATCACTTTCCCCGACCTTCTTAATTTCTTCAAAGATCTGTTCCGACAGCACGTCGTATGTCTTTTCGGATATCTTGTTCATAGCTTTTCGGATGAGATCAATGGATGCATCGATTCCTTCGCGCTTCTGGATCTGAGTGGCTTCAAAGTTCCTGATTGCCTCCCACGCATCGTCTGTAAGTTCAGTTGCTTTATTTTTCTTTCGCCTATTACCTCTACCGCGATCACGGTCTTGACCGCCACCCATCTGTCTTTGTGTAAATTGTGGAGTGCGTACATATTCTGGTGCACCCACTTGGGATGCCAAATCTTGAATTATAGCGAGAGCGGCAGGGTCAAGGTTTGCCTCGAAACCGTGGGATTTAATACTTTCGAAATCGAGTAAGCTGTAACGCTGCATAATGGTTGTCATGACGTATGAAGGTAGTCCTTCAGCAAACTTTAAATCAATTTTCCGCAGAAAGAAGATGTAGTTTTTTAATAGACTTAAAAACGATATGACTACAATATGTAAGATGTCCGAAAACACAGATGCCACCCCCACCACCAACGAACAAAAAAAAGAAGATGTATCCAGTTCACTCCCTAGCGAATACCCGCATATAGAGCAATGGGATGAGTTGGAAATCAACCCCGATATCCTTAGAGGAATATATGCAGTCGGGTTTGAGGAGCCGAGTCCAATCCAAAAGAAAGCTATTACGCCAATGCTTGCCAGACGCGATACAGTTGCACAAGCTCAGTCTGGTACTGGTAAGACAGGTTGCTTCTCTATTGGTACCCTAGCAAACATTGATGTTTCCAAAAAAGAAGTACAGGCAATCATCCTTTCGCCTACAAGAGAATTGTCCATGCAGACCAACAAGGTTATATCCAGCCTTGGTACATTCATGGAAGGTTTGAAGACGCAACTGTTAATCGGCGGCACCTCTACAGAAGACACTATCCGTGATCTAAAACAGAATACGCCACACATTATAGTGGGGTGTCCGGGTCGTACGTATGACATGTTAAGGCGCAGACGCTTATCTCCAAATGGACTCAAGTTGATCGTCCTTGACGAGGCAGACGAGATGTTGTCACAGGGCTTCAAGGAACAGGTATATAATATATTCGAGATGATGCCAAAGGAGATCCAAGTCGCGCTGTTCAGTGCCACACTGCCACACGATCTCATCAATCTTACCGACAAGTTCATGCGCAACCCGATCAAAACTTTGATGAAAGCAGAGATGTTAACACTCGAAGGAATATCTCAGTACTATGTCGCGTTGGAGAGCGATGACCTAAAGTACGACTGCATCAAGGATATTTACTCTGCCTGCTCTGTAGCGCAATGTATCATCTACTGCAACAGTGTGCGACGAGTGCAAGACCTGTACGACGCTATGATGGCTGACAACTTCCCAGTATGCCAGATTCATAGTAGCATGGACAAAGAAGAGAGGACGCAAGCATACAAACAATTCAAGGCTGGTACTCAGCGAGTGTTGATTTCGTCTAATGTCACTGCTCGTGGAATTGACGTTCAGGCTGTTAGCACAGTGATCAACTTCGACTTGCCTAGATGCGTGCACACATATCTCCACAGAATCGGGCGTTCTGGCAGGTGGGGACGCAAAGGTGTTGGAATCAACTTCATCACAAGGCGCGACATGAGACAGCTTAAGGAAATCGAGAATCACTACCATACTCAGATCACAGAGATGCCTATGAACTGGAACAAAACGTTAGGCTAAGCACACGTTTGCATCCTCTGTATAATTTCTGAAGACTAAACTATACGATATGTCGAAACAAAGAGAATGTCCTTTATTTAGACTGCCGATAGAGTGTCAGAACAGCTGTAAAACGGTTGACAAAGATACCGTGAGAGAGCTCGAGCTTGTCGAGGGAGAGAATCCAATCTACCCCACGCTTTTGAAAATGTCTGATGATTATCGAAAACTTACCGCAGAGCGCATCGCCTCAAACTATTCCGATGACCCTATATTTCTAACCCATACCCAGGAGTTGATAAAGAACATTGGAGACGGAGTTATACATGGCAGCTCGAACTATGAAGAGATTATGGAGCTTCGCAATGATATCAAGGTCGAAACGGGCTTTATAGAAAAGTATGGTTTCGTTGATTGGGAATACCTCAAGTTTCTCAACGAGAACCCTCTTTTCTTGCAGTTGCTTAGCGTATACGAGATATCTTCTCCTGTATTATCTCTTGCACTACCGGTCCTTCTACTAATCATACCATTCTTTGTTCTCAGGGTACAAGGTCATTCGATCACAATCTCGAGTTATACTACCGCTCTTCAGTCAGTTCTAAGTAGGCACACAATAGGTCAATTGTTTTCATTCAATGATGCGTCCTGGGATAGGAAAGTCTACATCATCCTATCCTTCGTGTTCTACATCGCACAGATATACTATAATTTCGAGTCCTGTAAGAAGTTCATTTCCAACTTCAAAGCAATCCATGCCAAGCTTGACTCCCTGAGAACATATCTCTCTTCTAGCAGATCAAGAATACAGGAGACGTTGAGTCTTACCTCGGGATTCGATAGCTATTCAGACTTTAATGATGACCTACAGCAGGTAGTTGAGCATATAGATAATCTGCTAGAGAGATTATCCAAGATTTCTTCTTACAAGCTTGCAATCGGTAAGATAGGTGAAGTTGGAGAGATAATGAAAGTCTTTTACCAGTTATACAATACAGACTGGGTAACCGGCACTCTTGAATACGCAATTCAATTCAACTCATATCTAGACAACTTGACAGCCGTCGCAGAGAGGGAAGAAGAAGGGAAAATGAACAAATGCAAACTACATGGCAAAAAAACTAAACTGAAGCGGGCTTTCTATCCATCACATATTGATGACGACCCTGTGCCTAACAATGTAGATCTCTCTAAGAATCTTATCATAACCGGTCCAAACGCTTCAGGAAAGACAACAATGCTTAAAACTACATTCATTAACGTCCTACTCTCGCAGCAGTTCGGTTACGGATGTTATTCTTCAGCAACAGTGAGGCCCTATGTTACACTGTCGTGCTATATAAACATTCCTGACACATCAGGTCGTGACAGTTTGTTCCAGGCGGAAGCAAGACGTTGTATTGAGATATTGAGGCAATGTGAGGGCGAGAGTGACGGAAGAGTCTTGTGCATTTTTGACGAGCTGTTCTCAGGAACAAACCCATATGAGGCAATCGGAGCGGCAACAGCCTTCCTTGAGAAGTTAAACAGAAACAAAAGGGTTGAGTATCTAATAACAACGCACTTCCTTGATGTCTGCAAGAATGTCGGAGAAAGCAAACGTGCTAGTAATCTGCAGATGAAGTCAAAAATGTCAAGTGGCGGTGTAAACTACAGCTATCAGCTAGTCAACGGTGTATCGTCTGTTAAGGGTGGGATCGCCGTATTGAGGCAGCTAGAATATCCGTCGGACATAGTATCGCGGTCATTGCAAGTGATCGAGGGGTTGTCACTATAGAAAAACCTTTTACGTTCGATCCAGATATAAAAAGTATGGCACTGTTTTAGAATGAACATGTTCGGTCTAGAAGGAAGTGGCTTTATTGTCGCAATAGGCGTGACTCTACTAATTAGTGGTGCTATTGTATACTATTGTAATAGTCGTATATCGTCTCTCGAGAAAGCCGTGGTGCAACAAAACCAGGTTCTCGGAGACTTCATAACCAATGTTCGCGCGTCCATCACTATGGGAGGTGGTTCAAACCAGCCACCTGTTGCGAGCAATGACCATGCGAATGAACTTGCAGTCGATGCAGCAAATGCATTTTACTCCGGTACAACCCCAGAGAACAGAATCGAGGTGTCTGACGATGACGAAGACGATGACGAAGACGATGATGACGAACTATCAGGATCAGAAAGTGAGTCTGAACTGGAATCCGAAGACGAAGATGAAGATGATGGAATCATTAAGGTAGGTGGGGTCGAAGTCGATATCATTGCAGCCGAGATCTTACCATCTAGTCATGAAGTAAGTGATAACAGTGTCACAACTGAGCCAAGAGTGGTCGAGATTACCTATCCAGATCTTGCCCACGATGACGACACGAAGAAGATGAGTCTAGAAGATATCACTAGTCTCGAGCACCTCGATCAGGCGACAGGTGGATCGCTATCCGACGGCGAGAGTCTATCCTCCTCGTCATCCGATGGGGATGTATCTACCGTGCTATCCGCGAAGCTTGCCGTAACGGATCTTAAAAAGATAAAGGTAGCCCAGTTGAAGGAGATGGCACAGGCTTCCGGAAAGACGCCTGCAGATCTAAAGAAGATGAAGAAGAAAGATCTTATAGACTTTCTCGAAGCCAAAAGAGCTGAGAACAAGTGAGAGAATAATCTAGCAGTATATTAATAATGAGCTGGGGAACTTGCTACTCTGGATCAAATAACATCCATTTTGACTCGCCTCCTATTATGATGGACGGGCGTAACTATGCTGCTTGGCAGCCTGGTGCCCAGATCAGTGATAACATAAGGAAACAGGCAGGAATCACTTCCAACTGGCAGTACCGAAAGTATATGACCGACAATGCTGATCAGATCATTAAGATTAACCAAGTAGAAGCTTGTGATCAGTGCTGCGCGTGTCCTGCACAGTATGGAGCTGCAGACAAGAAGGGATCTAACACACCGTTCCTGTACAAGAGTTGTGCAGACAAATCACAACCTTTTGGCTACGAGAACAGCGACCTCAAGAAACTTTATCTTTCCAAATACGATCTTCAATGCAGGATGTATACTCCTGTCATGTCCCAAGATCAGTTGTTGAAGGGTGGTTATCAGAACTTCAATTAAGTTGGTGCTATGTCGAATTACACATTCTACCAACATAAAGATTCATCTGTATCTAGCTTATAATGCTAATAAGCATTGATGTAGGAATCAAGAACTTAGCTTACTGCGTAATAAGTGGTAATGCAGCAGCACCTGCAATAGAGTCATGGGGCGTAATTAACCTTTGTGGAGAACAGGCTCGATGTGTAGGAACCACGCGCAAGGGAGTATGTGGCAAGAACGCTACGTATCAATATTCAGACAAATGCTATTGCGGCACACATGTAAAGAAGTGTGGAGCAGAAGTAGCACCAAACAACTACTACAAGATGGTGAAGTCAAAGAAACCTAGCAAAAAACTGATCGCGGAGATGAAGGCACTACTGCCGGCGAATGATAATACTCCTACTGATCAAATATGCAAGGCCATAACAGAACGTTATGCAACGAAATTGGCTAGTGGACCTTCCGCATCAGACATGGATCTAGTCGATATTGGAATATCAATGAGTTCACTGCTGCCTAAGAGTATTGATATGACATCAGTAACTAGAGTTGCCATTGAGAACCAGATCAGTCCCATAGCGAACCGAATGAAATGCATCCAAGGTATGCTCACACAGTTCTTTATTGAACGGGGTATAACTAATGTCTCTTTTGTATCATCTAGCAATAAGCTTAGAAAGTACCAGGTCCCGAAGAAAACGTACAAAGAGAGAAAAGCATCAGGCATTGTGGTCGCAAGAGAACGCATTCGCGAAATGCCTCTCGCAGTTGAGAGACTAAAGGAGTTCGACGAACACAAGAAGAAAGATGATTTAGCTGACGCTCTTCTTCAGGGGCTCTGGACTTTAGACAATTGAGTTTGCGTTTCTAATAGCTTAAAATCATCGTTGCTACTGATAATACATGGCAAGCTTGGAAATACTTGAAATAAGCGATCTTGGTGGCGCACCTAATGTCATAACCCTTAATCAGGAGGTTTCTTCATCGGGAGGCAGCGACGCTAGCTCGCAAGGCCCACCAAAGTCCGTTAACTTCGGCGGCGGAATCGAACTCCTTATGAACGACAAGCGCAAATCTGGTGGTACCGATAAAAAATCGAATGGATCAGATGACATCGCACTTGGAGATATCAATGAGCTCGAGGCAGAACTCAACAACCTAGCAGACAAACCAAAGGTAAATAAGAAAGACATTTTTAGTTCTGGTCCAGGCATGTCAGCTGTTAAGTTGAATGTTGAAGACATATCTAGCTCAGGTTCTGATAAGGCAAATTACCTCACACCCGGTATTGGTAAAAAGACTGCCAACGCTCCTGTTAAGACAAGTGATGGTTTTGGGAAGTTCAACAACATCCCTATCGATCCGGACAAAAGTTTCTCCTCTACACCTAAACTCTCTCCTGAAGAAACTCTAAAAGAGAAGTTTAAGGTTCTAAGACAGTTGGAAGAGCTAGAAGGAAAGGGCGTGAGGCTAACAAAGAAATACTCTATGGACTCGAATCTTTCAGAAATGAAAGGAGAATATGAAATGATCATATCCGAGAAGGAACAATCGAACAGCGTCAAGTTCCAGGGTAAGATGTTGATGGCGGCTATCACCGGACTGGAGTTCCTTAACAATAGATTTGATCCATTCGATGTCAAGCTAGATGGCTGGAGCGAACAAGTCAACGAGAACATCGGCGATTACGACGAGATATTCTCTGAGCTCCATGAAAAATACAAGTCAAAGGCAAAAATGGCGCCTGAACTAAAGTTACTGTTTCAGCTTGCGGGCTCAGGCATTATGGTGCATATGACCAACACTATGTTCAAGTCGGCGATGCCAGGTATGGACGACATAATGCGACAGAATCCTGAGCTAATGCAGCAGTTCACCCAAGCCGCAGTGAACTCCATGGGAGAGCAAAGCCCTGGATTCGGTGGATTCATGAATAGCGTGATGGGAGACCAACAGCGTAATATGCCCCCTCCTAATGTCGCATCTGGTCCTCCTCCTGCCCCTATGCGCACAAGAACTGACCGTTCACAGCGAAGCAATGTGCCCGTCAACCGTCCTGACATGAGATCCGCAAGAGACGCGGTTGACATCACTGATAATTTCGCTTCGGTTGGACCACAAGCACCTACTAAGTCTGTAAGGACAAACGCTCCTAGGGCAGAGATGCAAGGCCCTAGCGATATCTCTGACATCCTTTCTGGACTTAAGGTTAAGAAAAGTGGTGCTTCTCAAGGTCCCCCTCCAACGATCCCTGCAGGGAAAGATAATGGTAGCACAGTCAGCATCCAAGATCTGAAAGACATTGCTTCAGCTAATGTTCCATCGCGATCTAACAGACGCAAGCGCAGTGAAAAGACCAGTATCAGCATCGATATATAAGAGCATCGATATATAAGAGCATCGATATATAAGAGCATC